TGATAACTATGATAGTCTACGCGGTGTTGGTTTGGATTTTATTGTGCTTGACGAGTTTGCTGACATTGATCCTTTGGCTTGGTATGAAACTCTTAGACCTACTTTATCTGATAAAGGTGGGCGTGCTTTATTCATTGGAACGCCTAAAGGCATTGGCAACTGGGCATACGAAATCTACCAAAACTCCTTAGACAATGATGCCTGGAAGAGTTATTCATTCACCACCATTGACGGTGGCAGAGTCCCAGAAGCAGAAATAGAAGCAGCCAAGAAGGATCTAGATGAAAGAACCTTTCGCCAAGAATACCTAGCAACCTTTGAAACATTTAGTGGGCGTATCTATTATGCCTTTGATAGAAATCTAAATGTTCGTAAATACGAAGGCGCAACACCAGATGTAGTCTATGTTGGTATGGACTTTAACATAGACCCAATGAGTGCAGTAGTGGCCCTAAGACATGGAGATACCCTACATATCATAGATGAAGTTAGGCTGTTTAGTTCTAATACACAAGAAGCAGTGTCAGAAGTTAAACAACGATTTCCTCGCTCCAAAATATGGGCTTACCCAGATCCAGCAGGACACCAACGCAAATCATCTGCAGGTGGAGCCACTGACATAACCATACTACAGAACGCTGGTTGGATTGTCAAAGCACCCCGCCAGCACACACCTGTCCGTGATAGAATCAATGCTGTCAATTCAAGACTATGTGATTCAACAGGCATTAGACACTTGTTTATTGATCCTAAGTGTAAATATACGATTGAAGGATTAGAAAGACAAGTCTATAAGGAAGGCAGCAGTCAGCCTGACAAAGACGGTGGATACGATCACATGAATGATGCCATTGGCTACATGGTTGACTATCTATTCCCAGTACGCCGTGAAGTTGAACCAGATGCACTACAACCAAGACGCTGGGCCCACGCCCTAGCCTAACAGGATAACTAATACTATGAATGTCATACAAACGCTGTCAGATGAACTTAGTAGACTACTTCAAGGTAATCTACTCTACGAAACATATAGTCCCCAATGGCGCTACCTACTAGAAAGTTATGTAGGCGGACAAGAATACAAAGACGCACAACACCTAACACGCTATCAACTAGAAACAGACAATGAGTATCGTGCCCGCATTCGCACCACTCCTTTAGAGAATCACTGCCAGTCAGTGATATCAGTTTATAATTCATTCTTGTTCCGTGAAGATCCAGATAGAGAGTTTGCTGGTATAGAATATATGCCAGAACTAGAAGACTTCCTCAAGGATGCAGACTTTGATGGTAGAAGTCTCAACGCATTTATGAAAGATGTTTCCACTTGGATGAGTGTGTTTGGACACGCTTGGATCATTGTTTCAAAACCCAATGTAGGTGCTACCACTGTGGCAGATGAGCAGAGTATGGGTGTTCGCCCATATGTTTCACTATTGACTCCTATGGTTGTGTTAGACTGGCAATACCAGCGACAGCCATCAGGTAGAGTGCGTCTCTCATACCTACGCTATCTAGAAGAAACCACAGGCGATATTAAGACAGTTAAAACATGGACACCTGATGTTATCACTACCACTGTAATGGATACCAAGCGAGATGTTATTGTTGAAACTATTGAAGAAGTTAATGGACTAGGAATGATTCCAGCAGTCTGCGCCTACAATGGCAGAAGCATTATCCGTGGCTTTGGTATCAGTGATATTGCAGACATTGCTGATGTGCAGAAGTTTATCTACAATGCCACAAGTGAAGTAGAGCAAAGCATCAGAATGGATTCACACCCAAGTCTAGTAGCCACACCTGAAACTAAAATAGGCAGTGGTGCTGGTGCTCTTATTCATATGCCAGACAATCTAGATCCAGGACTTAAACCTTACCTTCTAGAGTTTGGCGGTGCCAGCATTGATTCAATTTACAAATCAATTGAACACGCCATTGGCAGTATTGACAAGATGGCTAACACTGGTGCAGTTCGTGCCACTGAAAGCCGTACAATGAGCGGTGTTGCAATGGAAACAGAATTCCAATTACTCAACGCCCGCCTAAGTGAGAAAGCAGACAATCTAGAATTAGCAGAAGAACAGATGTGGAACATATGGTGTGCTTACATGGGCACAGTCTGGGAAGGTGAAGTAGATTATCCTGGAAGTTTCAACATCCGTGATACAGAAAAAGAAATCAGCCAACTTAAGATTGCCCGCGATACTGCTACCAATCCTAAGATTCTAAACCTTATTGATGGCAAACTTGCTGAGTGGTTAGGTGAAGAAGAAGATATTATCTTTGCTCCAGAGATGGCTGCTGCCAATCAAAACCTACCTGCTGAAACTGTATTTGAACCACACATTATGATTGATCCTGAAACAGGAAAAGAATACATTGCTCGCACTGAACAAGAACATCTTGACTATATGGCAATGGGTTATACACATGATGATGAATAAGGAGATGACTATGGGAAGAGGCCGTGGAAGAGGAACTGGTAAAAAGCCACCAAAGCGTTAATTGGCTTGAATACTTTGAGAGCATACAGAAAGAATGTCCTTGGAGTCTTAGAGCATACAAACAAGGTGCCATTGCTATAGAGCATTGGTGCGATAGTGATACATTAGAGCCATTAGGTGATTACCAGGCTAGAATGTATGTTGTGGATTATCCTGATAGCATAGTAGAAGCAATGGCTACAGAATTAGACTGCAATGATTTAGAATGTGAATGGCTGTTTTCATATCCTGGCTATGGATTATATGCAACACCAGTCAAGGTGTTGATTCAACAGAATAGAAAGCAGTTGAATGATATTAGAACAAAATTGAATCCTGGGAGCGAATCCAGGCAGGCTTAGTCATTTATAGTGTGATTAAGCCTGCGACATATAAATAACACTATTAAACATTACTCTTAAAGGGAGGCGAAGGCGACAATGGCCCAAACAGAAACATTGGCAACAAACGACGCAACTGATGCGGCAAGTGAATACACTGAAAATCAGGCACAAGCGACTAAGACTTATACACAAGATGAAGTAGATGGAATGATGGCCCGTATGAAGGGTTCATTACAAAAGAAACTTCTCAAACCCTATGAAGACTTGGGTGATCCTGAAGAACTCCGTGCATTACGCACAGAAGCTGAAAGGCGACAACAGGAACAACAGGTTAAGAAAGGTGAGTTTGAAACTGTGATTAAAGAGTTAGCCGCTAAAAAGGATGCTGAAATCCAAAAGAGAGACAGTATCATTAAAGAATACAAAGTCAATGTGCCCATTCTTTCAGCCGCAGCCAAATACAACGCTGTCAATGCTGAACAGGTTAAGGCACTATTATCAACTAATGTACGATTGAATGATAGTGGTGATGTAGAAGTAGTGGATGCTAAAGGTACCGTTCGTTATACGGACAAAGGTGAAGCCTTACAAGTAGAAGATTTAGTAAAAGAATTTCTTGATACTAATCCTCATTTTAAATTAGCAAACCCAACGACTACTAACACCAAAAGTAATTTCTCAGGTGGATCCAGCAAAGTAGATATTAAATCACTGGACATGAAAAATCCAGAGCACCGTAAAATCTATGCGGATTACCGCAAGAAGAACGGTATAGCCTAATACACATCAAGGAGAATTATTATGGCAGGTTCAACAACAAGCACATTAGACGACTTATTGCCGTCAATCGTACAAGAAGCAATGTTCGTTGCTTCTGAAAGAAGTATCATGCGTGGTTTGGTACGCAACTATTCACTGGCACCTGGACAAGGTAAAGTAGTGACAGTTCCTATCTACCCACAGCAAACAGCAGCCGCATTAACTGAAGGTGATGAAATTTCCAACACAGCAGTTTCTACAAGTGCTGGAACAATCACTATCAGCCCTAAGGCAATCCGCACTATGGTGACTGATTTGTCAGTTCAACAATCCGCAAGCAATGTTATCGCTGACTTGGGTCGTTTATTTGGTGAGTCAATTGCTCGCAAGATGGACGCTGACTTAGGCGCATTGTTAGCAGGTTTCTCTACAAGTGTTTCATTCACAAATGATTACACAACCAACATCGCAGCCGCAAACATCTTTGAAGCAGTGGCTAAACTCCGTGCTCAAGGTATTGGCATGGATGGCATCGCTTGCGTTCTACACCCAGAAATTGCTTATACTTTGAAGAAAGTATTGACAACTGGTGGTACAACTGCATTCACAGCAGGTGG